CCATTTTCAAGAGCAATATTACCTTTATTCCATTCTTCTATACCTTGCTGTAACCATTTAGGTAAAGCTTCATATGCAAGTTTAACTCGAGACATAACCTCACGGGCTGCATCACCTTTATTTGCAAGAATAGCAACTGTTTTAAATTCGTTAAACAAAATATAATGTAAAATAATAGCAGTTGCCGTTGTCGTTTTTCCTGACTGACGAGCTGTTAGGACCGCCACCCTACGATTATTTGTAATTTTATGAGTTATTTCTTCTTGATAGTCATACATTTCAAAAGGAATAAGACCTTTATCAACATGAACGATTTTAATATATTTTTTAGCAAAATAAATTGGATCTTCAGAACACTTTAGGTATTCCTTAATAAGATCAGGACTCCATTCTATTTGTTCTCCTATTCTTTTAAGATGAGAATTTCCTAAATATCCATCACCCATCTTTTTCACCTTTAATCATTTTAAGAAGATCTGAAGTTGATAATATAAGATTATTATTTGTGACATTACTTTGAGCGGCTTCTTTAGGCCCATTAATTTCTTCTATTGCGTATTTCTTTTTTGTTGACATTTCAACAAAGTCTTTGTTAGCGTCAAGAAGAGTTTTCATCACAGTAGCCGCAACTTCAAATGCGCGTGGAGACTCGGATTGTTTTGCCAATTCAATCATTTCTTTTAATGCGTCATCTCCTTGTTCTATAATGTTTTTAATATTACAACGTGCTTGATCTATGTCTTGAAGATTTTCTTCAGACATTTGAGTTTTTACTATTTTAGCGATTTGTCTCTCTTCGTCACTTTCTTGTCCTCGAACGGCCAATTCGTTTGAGGAACCGTTAAGAACATGTTCTTTATCCTCCGCCATTGCCTTCCTTGCATAAAGATTTGACGCATGATGGGTTTCTCCATCTCGTTCATTATATTCCATGTCATTATCTTGTAGGCTTTTATCTGTAGACTTATTAAGTTTTTCATCTACACTCTCCTCTTTAATTTCCATTAAAGATCTTACGCCAAGAACTTGAGATATTTTATCATCACGCATTGTTTAACTTTCAGGATTATCAGTGATCACTTTTATGATTCCCCAATCATCATCATATTCAATGTCCGTGTATGGAACAGTTAAACTAGGATCAGTTGTTGGTGTATTATTTGCAGTTAATCCAGGATATACATTTACTCCTTGTTCCGCTATAAGTGATGCATCTGTACCAGTCCAAACGTCAGTATCAACAAATTTAATAACTTTACGTTTTCTTTCAGGTCCAAAAAACCATCCTTTCATAGTAAAGTTTAAAGTGAACATTACAGCACGTCTTTCTTCATAAGACCCTTCGTATAATTCTTCATTACTTACGCCATTTAGTACAATGGGTATATCAATCGCTTCATAATTATCTAATAATTTTACTGTAACTGTATATTCTGGTTTAAAAAATGGAATAATTTGCTCAACAATTTTAGTAGCATCTTCAGTATATTTTGTCATAATATACAAAGAAAAATCTATATTATATGGAGTGGCAGACCAAACAAAAAGTCTCTGATCGTCAACCTCGCCGTTTGTTGTTTTTAATATTTTTTGTTTTGAAGGAATCTTACGAACCGGATCGTATATCATATTCGTTATTTCAAAAGCCATTCTTGGCAATGTAATTGCGGATGGATTATCAAGATTAGGATCTTGTGTTATCCTAGAAAGAAATTTTTGAAACGGGCCATATGCTATAGGAACAATTATGCTCTGGACCTCAGCCCCAGCATTAGTGGATCGAGTGATTTTCATTTTATTAAAAATTGTACCAAATAGAGCTACATATTTTCTCGTGGTACCATTATAGAAATTATTAACAATTGCCATTTTTAATCCGTTGGGTTAGTAATAGTTTCGCTAAATGGATCAATTTCAGTGAAGTCTATTATATCGTTTCCTGCTGTTTCAAAATCTATGTTGTTGGCAATAGGATCTCGAGTTTTAAGCGTTGTAAGAGAAGTAACATTTGTTGTTTTATAGTCATCCCAATATTCGTCAATAATATCAACTTTTGTATCAAATCTCTCATTTGAATATTCAAACAATTCACACCTTAAATCAAATACTTGAAGTGCGCCGCTTTGATAAAATACGCTTTCGTGTTCTACGTGCATTATCTTAAAGAATTTATCATTAAGAGGGAAGTATATTAAATCTCCTTCAAACGGTCTTTCTCGCGTGGTATCATGCCTTGTGACATATTTTTCAAAAGTTCTATTCGCTACAGAAAATGTTACTTGATCTCTAATCTGCAATCCAAATCGAGATAAGAAATCTCCTTCTCCTTCAAAACCATCTACACTCTTTACGTACATATCTAATTCATATGCACGGTTGAAAATAGAAAGATCGTCTTCATTTAGAATATCATCACGTTGCTGTATAGATCGTCCTATATAAATTACGTCCATTCCATAAATTTGAATAGACTCAATAACAAGATCGTCTATAAGTTGCTGTTCGTTAAAATATTCGTAGTTGTTGAAGTAAACATTTGTAGCCATAGTTTATCCAATGAAATTATACACAAGAGGCTGTAGATTTTGAATAGAATTGTCTTCCATTTCTTTTCTATCCGCTTTCGCTTCAGAAAGAATTTGCTCTCCGTTAAACTGAACTCCGCCAATAAGAGTCATTCCTGAAAATTTAGTAAGATTTAAACCCCATTGTTCACGAATGAGTGCTGAAGCATAATTTTGTAACCAACGATCTTGCCATACGTCAGAATACGTATTTCCATCTATAATATCATATCCTTCAATGATAATATATTTACCGGCTGTTAATGTGCTTTTAGTTTCATCTAAATATACTCTATTAATATGACGGTTATAACGAATCATCGGTCTGCCTACTAATATTTCTTGAAGAAATTGTAAATGAGACATTGCCATATAATAATGTTGAACATTGTATCCGGTGATATCTTCAAGATTATTTAATACAAACTGATATTGAACATTAAAGAAACCTGTTCCAGTTGATATAGAAGAACTTAAATCAAATATACGAGTGATACCAAGAATATTTTCAGGAATTGTAACATATCCTTGATCTATTTCTGCTTGTGTTAATTGGTGCTTTAAGTAAATCATTTGACTACCATCATAATGATAGTCACGCCAAAAAGATATCGCTTCGTCTATACGATCATCTACTTGTTCGTCAGAAATGTTAATTTGAATAACTGGAGCCCCGATTTTACGCAGAACGTAATCTTTAAACTCAGTACGAGTCGTTGGTAGTGCCATTTTATAATACCCTACTTTTTTCTATTATTTATAAAAGCGGAATACCTCTTTAATCTCGTCTCTCGATGTCATTTTCAGTAAGAATAGATCCCATCCAAACTTCAATTACTTTAGCGTTTTTATTATCTAAATTAACTGCTTTATGCCAATAACCTGTTGGAATATCTATGCTATCACCAGGCGTAAGTAATGTACTAGTTTTTCTACCTAACTTATCTTCTAATTGCATATTAATAACTCCATCAACAACATGCCAATGCTCACTACGATGAAAATGCCTCTGATCGCTTAAAGCCTTACCTTCATAAAATGTTAATTCTTTTACTTGCCATTTGCTGTTGCGATCTAATACTTTATATTCACCCCAAGCACGCTGTGTTACAGGTTTATCCCAATTTTTAAGAATCCAACTACTTGAATTCTTTTTATCTTCGCCACCAACGCCAAACGCAAACTCTACACCTTGTGTATTACCCCAAGTTTGTATTTCAGGAATATTTTTATTTGTTCGATCACCGCCGTTAGCAAAAATAACACTACCAGTCGTTTTTGTTCTTGCAATGCCTATTGCTTCATTTGCAGTATCATCACTATCATCAAATGCGAGTACTTCATCTACACATTTTAATTCTTTAATGATAGAAGCCCTTTCTTCAAATGGCATAAACGGGCGACCTTTTTTTCTTGTAAGCCATTCATCAGAATTAACTCCAACGATAAGACGATCACCAAGTTTCTTTGCCGCTTTAAAATACGCAATATGTCCGCTGTGTAAAGGATCAAATCCCCCAGTAATTAACACTATTTTCATTTTAAGATCCCATATGAATATTAGATTTTTCACCATCAAAGAAAAACATT